GATGTCGCGGACCTGACGTCTGATCTCGATGAGGAGACGACGGACGTTGACACGGTCGAGAGCCGAAGCGGCGAGCTGCAGCGTCTTCTGGCCCCAGACGACGAGGCCGGAGGCGGGGTTGATGCCGCCGTGCGGGTTTCCGCCCTGGAAGGCGACGAGCGGGTTAATCCGCTCGCTGTAGAGGGAGTCGAGATCGGCAAGGTTCAAGTGCACACGAGCCTCCTGGGCGGTCGTGGGTAGAGCACCGCGTGTGAAGCCCGCAGGCGCGAACCACGGATGACCAACCGAATCGTTGAGAGCAAAAGCTCCGAGGACGAGGACGGACGGCGGCACGAAGAGGTTCACCTTATCTTCTGGCGTTGTGTAGAGTACGTCGGGGAAGTAGGCTGCCGCGAAGGAAGAGTTGACGCTCCTGTCACGGAAGCTCTTGATGGTGTTGTAGACGGAGGTCTTGTCACCTTCGGCACGAACTTCATCACCTGCTTCGAACCCAGACTCCTTGAACTGCTCGATGTCCATGATGTAGAGGGCGTCAAAGCGCTCTTCCACCGCGACAGTCGCGTAGTCCGTCACGATGGGATGGCGGATGCCCGGGATGGCCAACAGCTGAATGTCGATGTTCGTCGTGTTCTTCATGACGTCGATCGCCTTCTGGTAAACCTTCACGTTGGGTCCGTGGTTCAGCCCTCTTTTTGCCTCAAAGACCATGTCGTCGGATACAGCGTTGTTGTTGAGGGCGGCCTCGTCCGCGTCAAAGATATTGACACCATTGAACCCACCCTGAAGGAGGAAGGTGAACTTGCCGAACGACTTGTTCACGTTGTCCGCGAGGTCTCGGACCTCGAACGCCCTCTTTCCCGTATTATCGTTTGTGATCTTTCCATTTCTGACATAGACGGCGCTCTTCCATGCTCCTGCGTCCGCAAGGGCATCTGCTCCGGAACCCGTGACGACCTGGACATACTCGAGAGTAAAGAGATTGTTACAGAACCTATCGGAATCGAGAATACCATTCTCCGCCGTGTCCTGCGCTCCTTCGTTGTCGCCGACAGTCATCGGCATCCAGACGGTCGCGAAGTCGGGGAAGTACTTCGCGAAGCTGTGAAGAGATTCGTCAAGCGTCGTCGTCGCGTTGAGCTTCGTCGCGTCGGTCGAGAGGAAGAAGCTAGTTCCCCAGTAGTAATCGCTGTTCGCCGTCTCCTGCTGGCTTCCCATGACTCCGTTTGTCACCTTCTTCCTCATCGGGAGGGGGGGTGTGGTCAATTTGTGGAGTATGTTGGCATCGAGAGAGCCTCCCGAGAGACGAAGAGGATCAGCGTCACTCGCTGGTGTCACCGGGACAGACGGGAACACAGCGGATCCCGATGTAACGAGATGGGATATTCCCCTGAATCCCATGGGAAGCGCGGAAGCGTCGAGGAAGCCGTTTTCCACGTCTGGGTGGACTTCCACACGAACGTAGTTGGAGTTACTTGGATAGTTACCCTCGATGGTGATCTTCTGCTCGTCCTCTTCTCTATCGAAATCAAAGTAAACGTTTGCATCTCCGATGACCTTACCGATATAACGAGCCGACGTTGGATTCAACGTAACATTCTCGTAGTTTTCAAAGCCCTTCGGAGCGCTGTCTAGGCTATTCCAATCTCTGATGCTGACGCTGAAGGTACCGTATTTGTTTCCCGGATCCATCGAAGGAGTGATGTTGCTGATCGATATCTTGTAGAGGGTAGAGATATCTGCACCCGCGTCGAGGGCGTGGAACCTGAACAGATTGAGCGGCTTTCCACCGAATTTCTGAGAAACGACCCATGGAGACTTCGCATACCTGAACCTGTCTTCGAAGGACTCGAAGTTAGGAACCGTCGTAGAGCCAGAATTCCTTGCAAGAGAAGACGTGACAAGGAAGACGCAGCTTTCGAGTCCAGAACGACCACCGTACGGAGCTCCACTTGCATCCGCGCCGTGAGAGCTGGAGATTATTCCAGAACCAGTGAGCGTGGCGATCTGAGGATGCAGATCCCAATTCGCGTAGAGGCAGTACCCATGGTCCTGTAATAGCTCTGGGTCTCTATTGAAGATATTTGTGAAATAATTGTCTGATGCCCAATCCAAGCTCGCAGTAAGTGCCGTATGGGGCTGCTTGTCGGACCCCTTGTGTCCGTTTAGGAGCATGACGAATTCCTGCTTCAGCTGGCTGTTATCGTAGAGAACAGCAGAACCGAAGGTCGAACCGCGCGGGTTGGCTTTCGTCGATCCAACCGCTGTCTTGGATGGCTCAGCGCTGTTCGTGTTTATGGAGGAAGAAAGCGTGAGCAAGACGCCCGAGGCGGCCATGATGACGCCGCGAAGTATCGGAATTGCCTTCGGAGAATCCTGAAGACCCGCATCGCTGAAGACCGTAGACCCCAGGGATTCCGACATATAACATCCGAGGAAGTAAGTCCTCCCGGGTTCGCCTTCTTCGTTGGCATATAGATTAGCAGCCAGAATACCAGCAGAACCAGACGGTTGATTCTCACCTACGACAAAGCCCGCCGTGTTCACAGAACCAGGATAGACGCCCTCAGAATCCTGGCGCTTAAGACCGTCGCCCACTCCGAGGACCCTGAGATAGGTAACAGATTTCGACCCTTGATTCAACCACTGATATACCGCGAGCGGGCCGAAGTGATAGCTGTCTATCGGACCAAACTTCGCACGAAAATCAGATATAAGACCCACAGTAACAGGTACGAACGCAGGTCCCTGGTACGACGTACCTATGACGCCCGCGGGCGTTCCTGTCGGCTCTACCGCGACAGGTCCAGAAATGTCTATCTCATTTGCAGTTACGCCCGCTGCCCCAAATTTTAGCTGTGCCATTTATGTAGCTCCCGATATATCCTAACTATTTGTGTCGTTGCGATTTTCACACGAATTGGACGCCCGCGTTCGTGATAATGAAGTCGATCGCGATGAACTCGATGGCGCGCGTCGGAACGACGACGACGCGGCCATTGAGGCGGTTCTGGTCGGCGTCTTCCTGCGTGTTGTTCGTCTCGTTCATGACGACCTGGAATGCCTCGACGCCCGCTTGGGTCTGTATGATACCGAGCTGGAAGACGGCCTGGGAAACGAACTGGTTCCTGACGGCAGGGGTGTTCTGTTCAAAGACAATCTTCTGCGCGATTCCGATGATGATGCGCTTGACCTCCAACAGGAGACGACGGACGTTGACACGGTCCAGAGCAGACTTGTTGATTTGCAGCGTCTTCTGACCGTAGACGACGTAGCCGAGGCGCGGGAACGTCGCGATCGGATTGATACGAGAATCGTAGAGACGATCGCGATCGCCGACATTGAGACGCACCGACACGTTGGATACGATGTCGAGAGAAGCGCGGTTGAAGCCCGCAGGAGCGAACCAGGGATAAGCGAACTTGTCGTTGTACCCGAGCGCGTTCAGGACAGCGACCGATGCGGGCACCTTCACCTTCCTGATGTTGACGGGATCGTCGATAAAGACGTCTGGGAAGTAGGTGGCCACGTAGTTGTTGTCGATGGAACGATTGTCGAAGCTGTTCGCTGTCTTCTTCACGTTGGGACGAGCGGTCGAGTCATCGTACAACCTATGACCGTTGTCGTCGTAGGCAGGAATGTCCATCAAGTGCATCGCAAGGCCGTACTCCTTGACCTTCGTCGAAGTGATGTCCATGATGTATGGCTCTCTGATACCCGGTATGGTAAGGATATTGATACCGACGGCGAAAGGATCCGTCATTATCTTTGCGGCCGTGATATAGGATGCGACACCATTATTGGAGACGCCTGTCCCAGACGGATTGAGACCGCTGAAGCCCTGTGGGACGAACGAAGAATGAGCTCCTGCTCCATAATCGAAGGACACCGACTTGTCGTTGAGGCGACGTGCGTCTCGATCGAGCATGTTGACGCCGTTGAAACCGCCGTACATGAAGTTGGTGAACTTCGCGAAGGTAGAGAACCTGTTGAAGCTCGCCGCGGGCGTCGAAGAAAGCAACGTAGCGAACGTCACTCTCGAAGGCATGTAACCGTCGGTGACTGTATAGTTGGTCGGATCAGGTATCGCATTCCTGATATACGCGGCATCTTTCATGTGAGCGGCGGCGGAACCAGTGATGTCGGTGATCGAACCATTTCCGAAAGCGACGCGCGCGAGCGTGAATTTGTTGCTGTTGAAGTCGTCGACGGCGGAACCAGTGTGGAGAGCGTCGAGCTTCTCTACTCCCATGAAGTTGGTAAAGCTAGCCAAGAGAGGGTTCTTCTCGGTCAGAACGTTCGGGTTGAGAACCTCGTTGTCAGTGCTCACCGCATTACGTTCAAACTTGACGCCCCAGTAGAGAGAAGGAAGAGTGACCTCCTTCGGGCCCGGGTGACCGGTTATGTTCGTGTTGATGAGAACCTCTCCCCTTGTGACCTTGAACCGGTAGGGGACGGGAGGAAGGACGGAGCCCAGGAGCTTATGTGCAGAATTGTTGGGAAGCTGGGCCGAAAGACGAGACGTCGCAGGATTGACGGAGGTCAAAGCGTTGAGATTGTTGTTCGTCTTTAAGAAGGAAGGTCCACGGAACCCAAAGGGAAGGGAATTCGTAGGAACTCCCTTATTTGCGACCATGTCAGATATGATGACACGGACATACTTCGAATTGTTCGGATACGCTCCTTCGGCAACGATTCGGCGCTCGCGTGGATCGATCGTATCGAAGTTGTAATAGACCTTGCGATCGCCTATGAGCTTCGCGATGTAGTTCGGAGAATCCGGATCGAGAGTACAGTTGGTAAACTGCTCGATGATCATCGGATTGAGGTCGGTGTCGTTCCAATCGCGGATCTGGACGTTAAAGGTACCGTACAGGTACGCATCGTTCGGGGACGCCTTTAGGTTGCTGATCGAGACCTTGTAGAGTTTGTTGGCGTAGTCGCCGTCGTCGAGTGACTCGAACTTAAAGAGGTCGTACTCCACCTTTCCGAACGGCTGCGAGATGAACCAAGAAGTACGAGGAGCCTGATAACGAGTGTTGTACGCGCCGAATGTCTTCCTGTAGTTAAGGTTCGGATCTCCGGTGTTCTCGCTCGTGGCGGTCGAACCAGAGACAAGCGCGACGTAGTTGTCGGCGACGACAGAAGCGACCTGATCGTCGACAGCGAAGTCCGCCGCGAGGTAGTGCTGGTACTCGTCGAACTTGTCGGGGTCCGTGTTGAGGACCTTCGCAAAGTAATCGTTGGATGTAGGGTCAAACGACGCGGTGAGGATGTGGACGCCCGGGATGCCTTCGTCGTTGGAGAAGCGATATCCGAGGGAAGACGAGATGAGAATCTTGATGCGGGACTTTTCCTGGACCATCTTTGCCTGCGCCTCGTCAGAAATGGAACCGATGTTAGCAGGCACCGCAGCGTCACCCGACAGGACCATGAGACGCGCACCCGCTGGGACCATCACGACGCCGCGGATCAAGTTGACGTTGTCGTCCTGAACGACTCCAGGGAACGTCTTGTTCTCGCTGAACATCGGCATGCCGTAGTTCTCGTTCTTGGAGATCTTGTGCTGAGCGGTGATGAACTGCACGACCTCGGTATGACGACCGTCGGGAGTCGCGACGCCGGGGAGGCTAAAACCCGCGTTCTTTACCGTACCCGCGGTGAGCGTCTTCGAGACGTCGTCGAGCGACGCATTAGCTCCTGCGCCGAGGACACGAAGGTACGTGAGAGACTGGCGATACTTCAGAAACTCCTTCGCCGCATACGGACCAAAGTACTTCGTATCGAGGTTTCCGAATGTGGAAGCAAAATCGTCAAAACTTGCGACGGTCACCGGGACGAACGCAGGTCCCTTGTTGGAGGGACCTATGACACCCGCGGGGGTACCGATCGGGCCTCCGACTGTCGGACCAGAAAGATCTATTTCACGCTCATAAAAGTTTGGAGACCTAAAAACCTGCTCAGCCATTACCGTTCTCCTTGGTGGACGAGATTCTCATCAACATAAGTATCTAGAAAAGAAACGTTATTTATCCGT